TTCCTGCAAGAAATGTGATCATGGATATTTTAAATCAGGGAAATTTAAAGCCCGGAAGGATTCAATTAGGAGTCAATAAAATTGTGAACTTCAGCGCCAATACGGAGTTAGGTGATTGTATTCGCCGTTTTTGTAATTTAACAAAATCTCAATATTGGTTTCAAGATGGTCAAATTCATTTTGATTCTCTTGATCCTTCTAAAAAAAACAGCGTCATTTTTTTAGATCATTCTTCTGGATTGATCGGAGTTCCAGAAAAGGGTCAGGATACTTGGAAGGTGACTAGTCTCTTCCGTCACAAGTTTAAGAAGAATATGATCGTGTCCGTAAAAGGAGGAGGGCTCGATTCGGAATGTAGAATTGTTAGCGGTAAGCATAAATTCTCTACTTTGAGTACGGATTGTTTTTCGGAATTAGAGGTGAAACCTATATGACTTTAGATAAAGCGATTTTAGCCGCCATTCAAAACAACGTATCTAAGATACAAATTGGTCTTCCTGGAATTATAGAATCTTTTCAGCCTCAAGATATGACGGCTAACGTTCGTATTCCTCTAAAAAAGGAAGACGATTCTGGACAAGAAAGGTCTTTTCCTGTTTTGTCTGGCATTCGAGTCGGCACATACTGGGCCGGAGATTTTTATATCAAACCTGATTATAAACGAGGAGACAAGGTTTGGATTTCGTTTTCTACACACGATATATCGGACGCAATTAGAGGAATCGAATCTGTTGCTTCGGATTCTCTTTTCGATCTTCAAAGCGCTTGTGTAATCAGTGGTTATAAAGGGAAAGCCGATATTCCGGCTACCACTTCTAATTTGTCCGGACTTGTAATCGCTCATAAAGAAGGTAAGTCTTTGATCCAACTAGATGGAGATCGAATTAAAATTCAGGGTGGTATTGCCGACTTGACCGAATCAGCTGTGTTAGGCGAAACCCTGGTGAAGTTTATTAAGTCTTTGATCGACGTATTTTTGAACAACTCGGCTACGTTTACTACTAATGCGGTTCCTGGTTCGCCTGCGGGACTTGCGGCTTCGGTAGTTTCTCAGCTTAACGTTCGTAAATCAGAAGTGGAGCAGTTGCTTTCCGGAAAGGTGAAATTAGGATGAAGGGAATTAAGATAGAGAACAAAGACGCGGTAATCGTCGGGGGACGGTCCGTGATTATTCAAGATTTAGAATATTATTCCCAAAGAATTCGGCATTCGATTCGTTTGTCTCTGGGAGAGTCCGTCTACGAGCCGTTAAGCGGAGTGGACTGGGAAGCCATATTTTCCACAAAAGTTTCTAGAGATCGTATCTTGACTGAAATTAAAAAGACGATTCAAAAAGATCCTGAAACCGTTTCGATTGAAAAAATTGAATTGGTAGAGAGAGAAAGTTCGAGCCGTGGAATATATATTCAATTTTCTGCAATTACAAAGTATGGAATCGTTACGGGAGAATTATGATGTCAGGAGTCAGTGAACAAGGTTTTGTCCGAAAAAGTAGAGAAGAAATTTTATCAGAATTGGAGGAAGGTTATAAAACTCGCTTGGGTGGGGATATAGATCTTTCTATCGTCAGTGAAGACGGAATTCGTATGAGGATTCTAGCAGATGAACTAGATAAGATTCATCAGCTCGCGGAAAAAATATTTTATTCTAATTTTGCACATACCGCTTCCGGTGTTTCTTTAGATCGAGTTTTGAATCCTCTCGGTTCTGAACGTCAACCGGCTAAACGTTCCATAGTCGTTCTTAGATTTTCAGGGGTGGACGATGCAGTGGTTCCGGCCGGAATCATTTGTCAAACTGGCAACGGGTTACTTTTTATTACCATCGAATCTGGAGTTTTATCTGGCGGACACGTTGACGTGAACGCACAAACATTAGAAATTTCTTATGGAGTAAATGGAAATGTAAATGCCAATTCGATCACTACGATTAATACAGCGATTAGCGGAATCGATTCAGTTACTAATCCAGAGCCGTCCAGAGGTGGGCGTGCGATAGAAACGGATTCTGAGTATTTGAATCGTTTTATTCAAGAAGGAGTAAACGGAGGTTCTTCCGCTGCAAACGTTCAAGGTGTGTTGAACAACATTCCCTCTGTACTCAATGCAATCGTGTATGAGAATAACACCGATTTTACGGATGTGGACGGAAGACCACCACATTCTATGGAAGCTGTAATAGAAGGAGGTTCTTCTGAAGAAATTGGAGAAGTTTTTTTAAGAAACTGGCCGGGAGGAATCGAATCTTACGGTTTGGAATTTACTACGGTTTTTGACAATAAAGGTGTTCCTAGAACGTACTATTTCAATAGACCAACAGACGTTCTTGTTTATGTAAAAATTGATGTTGTAAGAGATTTAAATCTTTGGATGCAGGGTTCTGAATCAGTTATAAAAACGAATTGTATCAAAGTGATAGGAGGAGTGGACACGATTGCTTCTACTTCCACTTACTATAAAGGAGAAGGAACTGGTGCGGATGTGTTTGCATGGAAATTGATCGCAGCCCAAAGTGCACTTCAGGAATTCGATTCTGTAAAGGTATTAGGAATTAAATCCATGACCGTAAAGGTAGGTCAAACTTCTCCGGCTATACAAGACGTACTGCCGATCAATAGCAGACAACGTGCTAAGTTGATCACTGCTAATATTCAGGTAAATTTTATATGACCCACTTAAACGAAATATTAGAAAAATATCCTTCTTCGATCTTTACAAGAGATCCAGATTCAACGATTGCGAAAAAGTGGGAAGTTGAACTTGAATTGTTAAACGAAGTCCGTTCCGTATTGGAATCGATTTCCGGAATTACGGATTATAGGATTCAAAATGGAACCGTTTTAGATTTGATCGGTAAGAATTTAAAACAGTCCCGGAACGGAATGGACGATTTTCGTTATAAGATCTTTCTTTCGATCGCACGTCAAAAACGTAAATCGAAAGGTGATATTTTTTCGATGAACGAAATCGGATCTCAGATACTTGCTGGAATAGGAACGTTATACGAAATCAAAGAGCTTTGTTACGGAGGTATTCCGATGCTCTTGGATGCTACATATACTCTCAACGGGGAATATCCACTTTCTGGAAATACAAAAAGACCCGCTACAATTGAAGTAATTTTTACCGGTTTGGTTGATGAGCTTCCTGTAGTTCCGGAATTTAACCAAGCGATTGCACAAATTTGTCCCGGAGGTGTAAAGGCGATCATTCGATACCGTTTCGAAATATCTACGTTAGGTGGAAGATTGTATGGAGAGTCCATTCGTACCCCATATTTAGATGGGAGTTGGTCCTTAAACGGGTTCACTCTTTTGTCTGGAGAAAAGGTTAAGATTCGACCTTATGAGATTGCTTTTGGAATTGGAGGATTATCTGAAGGGTTTCCGAAAACTCCCGGTATCGGAGATACTGGTTTGCAGAACGAGGTTTTTCGTAAGTTAGTCGAAATTAAATCTGATCTGGATGGCAATCGTTATTTTCAAACGACTGTCAAACAAGGGGAGATGATGGGTTATGGAATTAATGAGATAGGACTTTTTGACGAGGATGGGGAACTACTATATCTTAGGACTTTTCCTTCTAAAGAGAAGGATCATATTATAATTTACGATTTTGTAATAAAGGAGGAGTTTCAGTGATTCAAATACTTGCAAGAGAAACCAATGTAGAATTTGCCGGAACTGGAAAATTTAGAATTGAATTACTTCCGGTTGCACTGTTTAAAACACATGAAAGTCTTTTAGAATACTGCCATCGAAAGGGATATAAAAAAAACGGGTCTGGACTGGATGCCGAGTTTACGAGAGAAGAGGATTTAAAACCGGTTCGTGATCGTTTAAAAAAATACGTAGACCAGCCTTTCAAAGTATATGAGAAGTTTATTATATTAGAACAAGAGTTAAAGGAGTGATTATGGCGGTATTTAATCCAGTAAAAACAAGAACTTGGAGCAAAAATACTCCTGCGGATGGGGATCTAATCGACGACGAATTTGATCGCCAATATGAAAATTTTCAATATTTAAAAGATCGGATCGATTCGACTGACATAAATTTGGCGAATTTCTTGATTCCGATCGGAAGTATTATCGAAGACGGTCTGAACCTGGCCCCTTCTATTAACTTTAAGGACGCGAACGCTCAGGCAATTTCGAGAAACACATTTGTTACTTTATGGAATTCGGTACATCGAGTAATTACTGGAATCGTTCCCACAACGGATCGGATCAGTTGTACAAATCACGGATGTATAGAGGGTCAATTGGTAAAGTTTTCTTTTACAGGGGGAGGAGTTAGTGCATTAGTTAATTATTATGTACGTAACCCGACTACAAATGACTTTCAAATTTCTTCTACCGCCACTGGTTCTATTTTAGATCTTACCTCTTCTCAAACGGGAGAGATGATTATAAATGTGGAATATGGCTTTGGAGACGGTTCAACAACGTATAATGTTCCGGATCGACGTGGTATATTTGCACGAGGTGCAGGAGTTCATGGGTCGCGATCAAAAGCCGCTGGTGGGAATTATGACGGTGGTGCAGTTGGATATGCGGGACAAGACCAGGAACAGGGCCGGGGACTCGCAGCGCCTCTTGGAACTTTGGCTGGAGGCGCCTACGGATTGAACCAGGGCCTGGGAGGTCAATGGGTTTTTACTGGAGGTGGAAA